TAAGAGAAAATATATATTAAGTATAAAAGTATACATAATAAAATAAAATGTCTTAAAACTCAAATAAATAGGGATAAATGAAATTATTCATCTATCCCTTAATTTTTTATTAATTCACCAATTTAGTTATGTGTTCTGGGTATTCATCTACTACAGGCAGTTTGCACACCTCATTCCAATGTGACTCTGCGTGATGATTTCCACCTCCCTTGCGGTAGGGTTCGTAAATTTCTCTTAAATCATTTTTATCTTGAATAGTTATCATTCCCTTTTTTATGTATAGAGAAGATAAATAAACTATCCTATCTTGTGCCATTGCTCTAATGCATTCTATAGCACATTTTAATTCATAGGGATCTAGTGTTTCTCGTTTAGCTTGCTCTCTTTTATTTAAAAACCATATCACCATTGTAAAAAATCCTTGTGAACCCAATAATGCAATTATAATTTGTATTGTAAGTGAGTTCATAAAGAATTATTTATCCTTGTCTCCATAAATCTCTTCCGCAGTAAGCTCACTTAAGCCTACAGCACTATCCTTAACTCCTGGTGTAGTTCCATCTACAATTACACCCATCATAGATAAGAAGTTAAGTAAAGTAATAATATACTGTGTTAAATCATTCTGTGCAATTTTTGGAGTAATACCAAAACTATTTAATACTCCATATACCGCTGTTAGAATTACTGAAACGAAGGCTAGTAACCATGCTTTATTTCTAAATCTCTTTTGCCAATTAATTTTTTTCATTTATAGTTTTTCCTTACTTTTGTGATTGTAAACATTTTACATTTTCAATAGTATATATATTGTATGGAATCATAGCATTTGCATCAGATGAGGATCTAGTATTACCTTGTGACTTATAACTACCTGCATTCACATCAATTATTACGTCATATTGGGAAAAAGAACATTTCAAATTCCTTGCGTTCATCCAAAAGCTATTTCCATCAGATCCAAATGACATACCAGATACAGTAATGTTATTTTCTTCTTTGAAGTAGATTCTTCTAGAGACTCTCTCTGGATATCCCTTATAGCACAGAAATTCTATCTCTATGCAGTCACAGTCTGAAGTTATAGGTACTAGAATACGTTGTGCACTTCCGTCTAATTCCTTATTTGTATAAGCTAATGTGCGATGTTCCGCAGTAACTACTTTACTAGTGATGCTTGATAATGCTTGTCTCATTCCTAACGCAAATTCTTGAAAATCATTAAGGCTTACACCCTCTTTTTGCTCCTGAACTACAATACCTTTTATCATATTTAGTTAAACATCTCCTGAATTTCTTGGGTAGTAACTTCTTTCCAGTCGCTTTCTTGACAATAGCCTGTAAGGTCTATTTCACCACCGAAGTCATCCCAACCCTCTGCTGTTTTTACAAAGTTAGTACCTGCTGGGTAATGTTTATATACATTCTTAACATTATATACATCACCATTTTTTGCACTTGCAGGAAGATCAGCATAGTTATTTACACTTCCACATACCTTATATACAGTACCTAAAGTAGATATTTTTGTATCAGCATATTGCTTTGCCTCTGTAAGTGCTTTTGCAGACTCTCCCGCCTTTTCAGCACCTACCTCTGTGTATGTGTATGTAGGCTTTGTTGGTGCTTTTGCCCAATCCTTAATGTCAGCCTTAGCTAATTTAGAATCTAAACCTGTAGTAGCATTATTTAACTTATCATTGATATCCATAATGCTTGCTGAATTTCTATTAATACTGTTATAGTTATTCTGAACTTGACTCATGGTACTTGTAACTTTTGTGTCAAGAGCACTTAAGGCTGTAGCACTTGCTCTTGATGTATCTGTAGGGTGTTGGTGGTCACCTCTAGCGAAGCCATTATCTGTACCTATTACTGCTGTCTCACTATCCATTTTAGGAGTTAAAGCAGAAGCTACACTACCTGGTGGAACATCTGCACTAGTAATATATCCTTTGTCATTAGCTAACTCAGATAGTTTTGTGGGTTGTTTTAAGCTTTTTAGTTTAACGTGCTCTGCACTTGTCATTAAACCAGACTGTGATTCGCTTGCAAAAGTATTTTTGTCTGCCTTAGTAGAGATTAACTCTTTAATCTTACTGATTGCTACTGCCAAACCTGCTTTACTTACCCAGTTTTTTGTTGCCATTTAAAAATTTTCCTTTTCTTTAGTTTATTATAAAAAACTTTTTATTCTAATGTGTTGATAGAACTTATTCATGTGTGAAGATACACCTACTAAGGATAAACTTGCATCTGTAAATGGTTTTTTCTCTTTATCCTTTTGTATGAAGCAAAACACATAATTTTTGTAATTTATTACTTCATCTATAGCGTGTTTACCAGATAAAATTGGGAGAATTTCCATCGGATCTGAATCAGAAACACTGGATTCAGTTTCCTTTAACCCTTGTATACCTATTAGATATACAAATGCATTAGCATATTCATCTTCAGCAAAAGGCGCCAATATTGCACTTACATCATTATAAGAGAGACTTCCTATAGGACTACTAATTAGTTCTTCTACAGTGTGATGTGGTATTGACAATGTTTTCTCACCATCATCTCCAACTTGAGGATCATCATAGTATTGATAACAAGAAAAAGCATACTTCCCAGACTCTGATGTGCTTGGCTTAATACCTATTTGCAGTGTAGTCAAATTTTTATATACATTTTTTGAGTACTCTTCTAGGGACATATTTATGTCAGGTGCCTCTGCTACATAGTTATCAATTCTTGTTGTAAGATTATCAACATCGCCTTTAAGTTCGTCATGTATATTGTTTACATAAGTTGTTAATAATTCTTTAAATTTAGCAAGCCCTGTTTTACTAATATATTCTTTTATTGCCAAAGTTATCTCCTTTCTACCTAAAATAATGCTAATATTTCTGTTACTGGAACTTCATCATCCTGATCAAGTACATTTAAGTCATCAGATGTCTTATTATCAATTAGAGTAACATTATTTATTTTAGGTTTATTTACTAGTTCATTATAGTCTAATACTTTAGGTTTCTCTTCTTCTTTTTGTGTATGTGCCTGATCATTATAAAATGTAGTAGATAATTCATTATTATTTAAGGTTAAATTTATGCTAATGTTAGAATATTTCTCTGTCATATATTTTCTTCACCTCAAATTTCATTGTATCTTCATCACTAATAAACACTTGTTTTGTATTATCTAACTGTAATTTAAGTTGTACACGCACCTCATTTTGACTGTTAAATAAATTAGTTTCCTGTTGTGTGAGGGATACTATAAATATTTTATTAGTATGACTAAAATCAGACTTTACTTTTTTTATAATAACTTTGCCTTGTTGCACAAACACCATTGACATTTTACTTATCTCATCTATTGTATAAGGTAGAGTAAAAGAGAAGCTAGGTGTCGTTCCTTTGTAAATTACATGCATTTAATGTTTTTCCTTTACATTAAAAATGACTACTAATTAGTTTAGTAGCCTTATTCTCTCTCTATTATTTATTTACATTATTTAATCTTAATATTATCTTTAAGACAATATTTTCTATACAACTATTCTCAAGTCTTTGGTCTAATTCAAACTCTATTACTTTTCCCGGTATGATTATAGTATATAAGTTTAGTTCTCTGTCTCTAAACTCATTAGAAAATAATGTTGTAGACATTATAACGGAAAGTATAAGAAACATAAGTGCCATACTCATACTTATTTTAAAACTATTCATATGAATAGCATTGCTTTCTATTCCTCCCGAAGTTAATACTATATAAGCACTCTTTACTGTATTAATAAAGGATACTATTTCACATGTAGTCAATGTAATAAGATAAGTTAAATTAAATCCTAATCTGTCTGATTTTTTAATTAATAGCACTTTAATTCTCCTTTCAGTCTCGATTAACCATATACATAGAAAATAATATTAATATAATAAGTATTATAAAGTTACTCATATTTTATTTCAGTTCCCTTTAACTTTTTTATTAACATATGAAGTCTAATTATTCTTTTTAGTCTCTTAAATAAACTATCATAAGGAGCAGTTCTATTCCAATTGACAATATCAAAAAAATATTTATTACTTGACTCAACTATATTATCTACAGTCCTCTTAATATCAATCTCTGGGCTTGTGTATAATATATTTGTATTGTTAGTATTTATTATTTTTATCATTTTGTTTTCTATCAATATTTCATGCTCTATGAAGTAAGGAGCCTCTTTAATTACTAACTCACCTCTTCCTGTTTCACAGTAAGAAATTAATGCTTCTATTAAGTCATATGGTGTATCATAACTATTACAACAAATTAAAGTATATTCAGCATAATTATCAAAGTTAAAATAAATGGTAAGCCTCTCATATTGTGGTCTACTTATATTTAAGTTCAAAACTCTTCTCCAAACTTTTCTATATATTTATTTTTTAGCTCTTCTGTATATACTCCGAAAGAAGTTAGTAGCTCACAGAAATTCCATAAGCTAGTGTGTACCCAAAATAGTTCATCTTCATCAACATCATATACTACCATTGCTACATGATATCTTCCATTTCTAAATGGTGCCTCTTGGTGCCCCATTATTAGCATGTTATTATCTCTGCAATATTCCTTAATATTAGACATTGTCAATATACTATTATCAAAACTATGATTGTCTGCTGTTACCTCATATGAAAAGTAATCTAAATCCTTTATTAACTCTTTACTCATATTGTTCATGTTGTTCTTCTCTCCTTTATAATTTACATTTATTATATAGTAAGTAAAGAGAAAATGCAATAAAAAAAATAGAGACTAATTAAAGTCTCTATGGTAATTTATAATTTGATGTTAGTATAATTGGATATCCTAAACTAGAAGTATTTACACATTGTTCATTTTCTAATTTAATCATATCCTCTACTGGCATTTCTGTTGATTGTATACATGGTTCTAAATAGACATAATATGATGATTTTGTTTTCGGTTCTACTACTTTTCCTATATAATATTTATTGTCTTTTATGTATAGGAAATATTCTCCGTTATAAAAACTACTCGTCATCCTCTACGTCTAAATCCTCTTCGTCAATTACCTCTGCTACATCATCTATATAACCATCCTCAACTAACTTTAAATACTCTTCTGCGATCTCATCTGCATAATCAACAAGTATATCTTCGTATTCTTCCCTTGTGAATGACTCTAAATTTTCATATGCATTAAAGTGTACATAATCGTCCGAATAGTTGTAATCTCCGCCACTTACACAACGAACAGCCGTCATAACATCATTACTAAAATATGCATTAAAGAACTCTTCATCATTAGGATAAAATTCAAGATTGTCAAGGTGACCGTTATAACTATTAACTTCTCTTGTCATCTCATCTAATTGACTTGGATCTAAATCACTTGCATTTTTTACTATTAATCTCATGTTTATTTTCCTCTTATCTAGTGTTTGCTTTAATTGTTTTGGTGACCCATCAGAGACTTGAACTCTGTACCCCAAAATTAAAAGTTTTGTGCTCTACCTGTTGAGCTAATGGGCCTTAAAAAACAGCTCACATATTGAAACCCTTAATCATCTTAATTGCTGTACTGTGAGCTTATTATTTACAATACCCATATTAATCACCATAAAAATCTTGTTTTTAAATTGTTTGCTGTCATGGGTATTTCATATTTACAACACTCAGTCACATTTTACCCTAAAAAAATCTTGTTTTAAATTGTTTGCTGTCTTGAGTGTTTCTATACTTATATTACATTATTTCTATTAATTTGTCAACTATTTTTTTTTATTTATTTATTGCTTTCTCATATTCATCTAGTAGTTCTTTGAGGAATCTCTTTCCATCAAACTCTACCTTAAGGAATTTTAGAAGCATTGGATTATATCCACTAAAGAAGATGTTTCCGTATTCATCTGTCTCTGGTGCTGTAGTGTTTCTTGCATTGAAGTTCCACCAAACAATCTTTGTTTTAATTCCCTTATCTTCCCACTCTCTCATAAGTTCTTCTTTATAGTCATAAGAACCCTCATCAAATTCCATATCACTAAGTACTACAAGATATTCAGGTGCCTCGTCAAGCTTATTCTTCAGCAACTCCATAACTGCACCAAAGTCTGTGTTAAATCCCCAATAACTTTGCTTAATCTGTCTTAACTGCTCTGTATAGTTTTTCTTGACGTCAAGCTTAACCAGTTCAGGATTTATTGAAAAAGTAACAAACATATCTCTACAGAAGGTAGAGCATCTAGCTAGATAATGTCCTATAGATAAAGCCTTTCCAATAGCATCAAAGCCATTAAACATACTTCCACTAACATCTACAATAGGAATACAGTTAAGACTAATCTTTTCTAGCTTATCAAAGAATAAATCTGCATCAATCTTATCTCTATTCTTATAGATATCATAAACTGTTGTAGTAGAGATATTTAATTTAGCTTTGCCATTCTCTACATCATCTAGGTACTTACTAAATCTTTCGTGAGTATCTAAACCATTGGAAAATCTATTAAAGTACTTAATCATAGCTAATGAAGGAACATGCTCAAAGTTAATTTCATCAGCTCTATCTTCTGTTAGCTTTCTTTCTGTAGTGTCTACTTTAATTAGCTTTCTATACTCTTTCTGTGATACTCCCCATGCTTTGCATAGTGCCTTTGCATACTCTCTGTTCTTTGAGTTAAGTCTAGGGCACCACTTCTTTGCAAGCTCATTACCTGCTTTAACCTCTTCATACAAATACATTAGATGTGATCTTTGTGTTATAAATACTAGATCATCAAATCTACCTGACTTAACAACCTCTTCTGGTGAAACATCTGATAGTTTCATCAACTCTCTTCCTAGATCTCTTCTACCTAGACCTAGTCTAGGATCTCTCATAAATCTAGCAAATAGTTGTTCTACATCTGAATTACCTAGTTTAACTTCATTTAGATGCTTTTCATAGTATGCACTCATAAATAGAATATCAAGAAGATTATCCCCTGTACTCTTATATGCCCTATCACCATTCTCTGTTAGTTTCTGATTAAATACCTTTTCCAAAGCGTTCATATAATATCTCCTTTATTAATCATTACCTTAACTTTTCTATATATTATCACATCTATATCTTTTATGCAATACTTTATTTACAATTTAATTAAAAAAAATACACTAGCTAACTAAATAACTAGTGTACTTACATGTTTTAGAAAGGAGAAAAACATGATGAAAAAAGTGGCGGGTAATCTAGGACTTGAACCTAGGACCTATCGGTTAACAGCCGATTGCTCTAACCATCTGAGCTAATCACCCAAATTGCGATGTGAGACTTTAGCGGTGTGATGTCCGTCATTTATCTCTTAATAAGGAGTCATCGCAAAACACCTTTATAAAAACTCTCTCCACATCACTTGAATAGAGTTTAATGGCAACAGAGGTGGGAGTCGAACCCACACGCTCAAGGCACAGGAGTCAAAGTCCTGCATGTCTATCCAATTCCATCACTCTGCTATAAATTAAAAGGGAAATATTACTTTCCCTTATTCTGATTTTCTTTTTCTCTCTTATTATCTTCGTCTACAATCTTATTAATCTCTTTGTCAATTTCCTTACCAAAGACTCTTTGTAGTAGTGCAGTTTTAAGTCCTACACCTTTATCAAATTTATCTTCCTTACAAGCCTTTACTACTGTTCTTGTGTTGCAGGATCATTGAAGATAATTCTTTCATATGCTAGATAATCATACTGCTCTTCCTCTTCCAGTTCCTCAATCATTCTAATTAGATTAAGATCGTTATCAATCTCATCCTCGTCTAACTCCTTCTCCAAAAAGGAATTAGCAATTTCCTGCTCTATTTCCTTATAGACTGTTTGCATAAACTCATCAATTTCATCAAAGAATAAATTTCTCATAATTTCTCTCCTTTATTATTCTTATAAAAATGGCTGCGAGGGCTGGACTCGAACCAGCGACCTTCGGGTAATGAGCCCGACAAGCTACCAACTGCTCTACCTCGCTATATGTGACTATGTTCTTTTCAATTATCTTATCCTTGATAATGACTTTTCAACATAGTCTTGATAAATAAATAGTGATATAAACCACACAACTTCTCACTATCTCATGTTTAAAGTTTTTGGTACACGTATTTTGTGAATCGTAATATGTTATATTATGGGCTATTGTATTAATCATAACACACAGAAAGGAGGATAACATATCATGATTTAATTGTGGGATTTTGGTGCAAGTAGAGGGAGTCGAACCCCCAAGCTGTGAAGCGACGGAGCTTAAATCCGTTGTGTATGCCAATTCCACCATACTTGCATATTTTTTAACTTTGGGAGGAGTGGGATAGATAGATATTATTTAAGTAAACAGGAGTCAAATATCTCTATCTATCCCAATGTTCTATTTTTTAATTACATATTTATTTTACAATATTATTTCTAATATGTCAATATACTTTTTAAAAAGTTGTGTAGAATGAGATTTAGCTATTATCTCTTTAATTAGTCTTAAGCCTAATCTAAGATGTCCACACTCACCTCAATTAATCTTGATGCTCTTAAAGCCTTATGTATTTACTCTACATTATTTTATATAATTTGTCAAGTAGTTTTTACCAAACATAATCTGTTTTTTCGTACAAATCCTTTTTAGCTGACAATCTACTTTCATCATCTAAATTATCTATATTTATCTTCTTTAGGTCTTGATGTAGCTTACTTCTATTCCTAGTCACAGTTACCTTTTCCATCCAATGACAAACTCTGCTCCACTCATCAGGTGGTTCTGCACCTATTTCTTTTGTTGCCATTTTCCTCAACTTTTTACACAATGTACAATTTCTTATATCTAATTTATCTTCTATCTCATCAAGTGTCATAAAATAATCACCGTCTTTAAAATCATTAAATATAAAATAAGAACATATAGGGTACCCATAATATCTACTAATAGATACTCTCTTTAATTTTCTCATGTAAAATTTTTCTCTGTATCCTTTTAGATAATTGTATCTACTCTCAACATGAAAAACACCTAAACCATCTTCAGCTATTCTGGCTACATCACTTTTAGTGTATTTGTCTGTAGAATATCCTTCAAATTCTGTTGTAACCCTAACATAAAACTTAAGTGATTTAGTTAATTCATTAAATCTTTTTTCATCTAAATACTTTATACCTTTTTTAGGGTATTTACCTGTACTAAAATAAAGCTTTCTTAAGTCTCTTTCCTTATCTTTTTTCCTCATTGTAAATCAGTTCCTCTGCAAGGTCTAATTCTTTATGTGTACCTATATCAATTAAATATACAGTATTATCATCAAAGGCATAGACTACACACAGTCTATTAGTAGGATGAAATATATAATTAGTTTTAAACTTACTATACTTTACATTATGTCTAGCTTTATGTTGATCGAACTTAGGTTCTAATGGAATATTATTGGATATTTTATCAATACAATCATCTAATAATGTAGGCTTCAATACTCCTGACCTTATTAATTGTTTATAACTCTTTTTAAACCTAGGGAGATACTTAACTTGTTTACTCATTATTTCTCTCCCTTTCAACTTCCTCTTCAAGCTTTCTCAGTTGAGTCTTAAATTCTTCAAGTGTATATGGTCCTTCCCACTCTACTTGATCTGTATTAGCTAGATATACAGACTCTTTCATCTCTTCACTAATAGGCATTTTGTCTACATCTCTTCTAATGCTTTCATTAATTTGTTCTTGTGTAAGTTTATGTACTTTCATTCCTATTTCCCCTCACTAATAGCTCATGAATCTTAAGGTATATCCATCTTTTACCTTGCCGTTATAATTTAAAAACTGGGATATTTCTTTTGCAACTTCATATATTTGTAGTTCATATGTAAGTGCTGTTGCATAGTGTAAGTATATGAACTCTTTTTGCTGTTCTATGTCATCCTTAAGGCAATCTATATTTTCTTTATTTATGTTGGGAAAGCCTCTCTTTTCTGGGTGTCTGTCAAGATAGTTATGCCACTTCAATGTTAGAAATGCAAAGTCCTTAAGCTCTACATCGAAACAGCAATCTTCATCCATAACTATTCCCATATGATTATAAAACTCATCATCAAAATAATCATTGTTTCCTAAAATTTGTAAAGATAGTGCTATGCTATTGTCTTTTTTATCTACTACCTCAATATAATGTCTTTGTGACATATTAAACTCCCTCCTTTAACTGTAGATAGTCTAATGCTTCTGCAAGAATATTATATGTATTATAAAAGGTAACTTCTGACAATTTCTTTACCAATGATTGAGGGGTAACTTTATGTGCTTCACCTTCTCTTCTGTATAAATAACCATCAGTAAATTCTTCTAATGCTTCAGGCTTTGTTCGAGCAACAATAAATTCTCCTCCAACAACACCATCATTACTCTTTTCTACTACTAAATAGGCATTATGTTCATCCATAAAAAGAGGACTCCACTCACAGTGTTTAGCTATCTGTTTTGCACAATTTATAAATGCTTCTGCATCATCTACAAGATTAAGTAAAGAACTAAAGTCGGTATTATGGGTAAGAGTCATGACTGTAATGTTCTCTATCCCATCCGTCTTTGCATATTTCTCATATGCATTATTTATAGCGGTGTCAAAATCTTTTTCCATAGTGATATAAGCATCTGAAAATCCAAACTCACAAAAGTTATCTTCCGCCTTAGTAATTCCTATAAAATGCATATTAGTTACCTCTCCCATAGTAATAACAATCATAAATTTCACAATCATCTCTGATTACATACTCACATCCCTCATAGGATATATCTCTGTTGGTAAAATATCAACCAACATTAATTCTTCATCTAGAATAGTATCGTGAAATAATGCATTTGGTATTTTATCTGTCCTACACTTTTTGCTCATAATTATACCTCCTTAGCTGTTGTCCTTGTAATTCTTTTAGGAATAAAGTGCCAAGTATCTCTTCTCTGTCTTTCTGCTCTTTCTAATTCCTTATACTCTTCTAGCTTACTCTTTTCTGCTAGATATTCTCCACAAGTATCATGACAACCTGCATGTCTTTTAGGTGCTTCACATTTATAGCAACATTTAATTTTCAAAATATGACCTCAACTTTACTTTATAAATAGGTTCTGAATAACTTAAATCTGTAATTACTTCATCTACTTTATATAAGGTATTGTCTAGTTTAACACTATCTCCTCTATTAGGCAACATTCCCTCTATTTCTTTTTCAATGAACCTTAAACCATCTCTAAACTCTATTGTGTATTTCATTATGTTATCTCCTTAATAGTTAAATAGCCTATTTGTCTGAACATGAGTTTTAATAGGATAATATGAATGAGATTTATCTGATATATTATAAAATAATGGATAAATGTTAAGGTGTGTAGATATATGTTCTTCTATTGCATTTAAATTAAAAACTATATTTTCTACTCCCTCTTCAAATGTCTCTACCTTACTATCAAAGATAACTCTAGCACGGAAGTCAGTGAAAACTACAAGCTTAGCAGAGAGATATTTTACTTCTTTAATCTTCTCATATCTGTTATTACTTAGCACTGCACTAATAATAGTACTTTGTAATTCTTCCATTTGTTCATCAGATAAAATTACATTAGGCTTTGTTCCGTGTATTTTAATTATAAACTCATATGTAATTCTTTTATTAAAAGTAGCCTCCATTGCAAGTACCTCAATTTAATCATTCTTTTCTTCTATAGATAATCCTCATCTACTATATCCCAACTCTCAATCTCATCATTTTGAGTGTCTACAATAATACCCATTCCTACAATTGTTTCTCCATTAAATTCATTATTGAACTTTTCAATAATATCATCATGTACTTTATCGGTATTAACGTCAATTAGATTATCCTTTTCCCAATCCTCTTCAGTCATTTTACCAGTACACTCAAACTCAAACTCAAAATAATTAGGATTTTCAAATTCCTCATACTCATTATAGTTCACACAATCAAGTATAAAATAAAGTCTATGATATATGTCAGAAGCATTATTGATAATGTCTATTAATTTTTCAATGGTATCATAATGGGTATTCTCTGTTACCTCTGTTCCATTCTCTGTAATAAACTCAATTGAAATTTTCTGCTTTCCCTTTAGTGAATATAGTCTCATGCGTTTAATATTTCTCCTTTCAAATATCTTATAAAGTTTTATTTTTTTATTGTAAGACTACTGTCTTTAATTTTATTACTATCTAATTTAGCATCTATGCCATACTTCTCATTAATTAATCTCTTTACTTCCTTAATATTTAAGGCAATAAGATTTTTCCTAGTAATAAAGTCATCTTCTTCCATATACCCATGAGCATTTATCTCAAAACAAAATCTATAAGTGGTGGAATCGCTCTCCGTCTCTTCATAGTAACCTAAAGTATCTAAGTCCTCTTCAAAATATAAATCTCTAATAAAATCATAACTAATATTAGAATGGGTAATTTGTTTAAGGTTATTTAAAATATCAAAGTATTGTTCTAATGTTATTTTAGAAGTAAATTCTATATACATTGTTAAATCTACTTTTCCATATAGTTCTAATTCAGTACTCATCTATTTCTCCTGATATTTACTCAACCACTCAATATCTTTCTTAATTGAATGTTTAATAATTGCTACACATAATTTATAGAATGCATAACCTACTACATTGAGTACAAATATACCAATAAATATTGCCCATGATATATCCACTAAATTTGCTAACTTAAATACAAGTAGTAGCACAAAAAACATATCAACAAATCTAGTAATTCTATGATGAATTTCTTTGTTCATTTCCTTATTATCATTTTCTAGCTCTTTTATATCTTCAAGCAGTTCTCTAATGAATTCTTTATCCAATTCAGTGTCTGCACTATACATAGTCTTTGCCCTTCCTCAACACTCTCTGATTACTACTTCCTCTTAACTTTAGAGATAGATCTCTTTTATCTAGTTCAAACTTACCATCTATTAGTACATCTATATACTTTAATAGTTCTTTGTCTATATTCTCTATTAGATATCCTGTCCATAGGTATAAAGGCTTATTTACCTTACTCTTTATTTCCTTTAATACTTCTAGTATCTCTGGTTGGTCTAAAGGTTCTCCGCCTAATATTGATACACATTTTATATGTTCTTTATTACATAGAGATATAAATTTATCTAATACTTCTTGTGTAAATTCTTTTCCACCATCAAAGTTCCATGTCTCTTTATTAAAGCATCCCTCACAATGATGAGTACAGCCTTGTACAAAGAGGGAACATGCTATTCCCTCTCCGTTGCTTATATCAAATTTCCTTATCTGTGCATACCTCATATCTTCTTTAATTCCTTAACATCTTCTGATAATACATAAGTACCAGGTTCTAATCTATCATTTAAGTAGAAATATCTAGCATAAGAATATTCAGGAATCATCTCAGCATACTTCCAGTAATCTTCAAGATCATAAAGTACTTCATGTGTATCTGTAACTATTAGACAAGGGTATTCCATTTCCTTAAAATCTTCTTTTGTGATAACTTGTTCCTCATCTGTAGGGTTATGTACTACACACCCAAAAGGAACATATATCTCTGCTACTCCCTCTACATAGTTACCATACACTAATCCTGCATTATGTAGGAAAGAAGCATCATCCCAATCATCTCCCCAATAACACACATCATCTTCTTCTCCTAAATAGAATCTAATTACATTTCCTTTTGTTTCCCAATCAATTATTTTCATCATAGGTGTCTTATCTCTTTCTAAATATTCTTCAATCTTCTTAATGAGTTTATTGTGCGTTTCTTCAAAAGTTTTCTACCATATAGCATCTTCTTCTATTGCTTTAACTAGATCAGAATAAAGTTCTTCTCCATCTTTCTCTAACATTAGAAAATCATCAGGAGAAATTAATTTAAGACTAAACTCATCTATTTCTGATTTAAAATAGCTTTCTAATTTAATAACAGCTTCTTCATAGTTATCCCCACTCACTATCCCTAGATACTCAAAAGTTTCTAAGTCATAAGAAGATGTTACTATTATATTATATTTATATAACACTATTAACTGCCTCCTTTTTCTTAAATCCTCTTCCTTGTATTTTTCCTTTTTTATATACTGCTTGAATAAATTCTGCTAACATCTCTGTATCAACTTCTTTATTCTCATATTCATCTAAACTCATAGTAATTAAAGGAAGTAATAAAGGTTGAAGTGATATGACAGCCTTATTAGTAACTTCATTACAAACCGCAGTAAGGATAACTTCAGGTGTATCAGTAGCTTCTATTATATCTTTAAATGTCATTTATAATTCACCTACCTTTCTTCTATGTTAATGCTCTCTTGTCCTGCTCTCATAGCAGTGTTAAGTAGTTCATACAGCATTTCATCATCAAATTCTGTGTTAAAGTAATCTTCTATAGTCATTTCTAAGGCTAACTTGTCATACACATATACTCTAAACCAATCTGAGTCACTATCTGTTCTAATTATATCACAGTTAAAAGATAAGTCATAAATAAGATCACACAATGTAAGAGGCATCAATAATCACCTACCAATCTATTTCATCAAGCAGTGAACTAAAGAGTTCTTCTTTTTCATGCTCTTTCAAATCATTTAATATACCATACATATTTTCTTTTGTTATGTGGATAAGTTGAATATGTTCTATGTCTTCATATTCAAGATCTAGTAACTCATTTAATTGCTCGTTACATTTTTCCTTAAGTGCTGGTAAACACTCTTCAAGAGTATCAACATCTAAAATAGCAAGAGTTGATATGAAGGTATTTAAGTAATGTACTGGATCATCTTTTGTTAATATTCTTGCTATGTACATAGATATTCTCCATTACCATTTAACTTGCTCTAACACAGACATTAGTGCCTCTTCTCTACTTGAATCATCTGATATTTTACTTATTACATCTCTAAAGTTTTCTCTTGTTAGTTGAGTTACTGCAAAATACGTTTCCCTTTCTAGAGTTAGTTGCTCACATAGGTCACCAATATTTCTTTCATTCATCACCCTATAATACATAGTATTTTGAGGATTCATAGATAACTCATCGTATGCATCTATTGTACTTTCTACTAAATATATACTCATTTGTATCTTACCTACTACATTTCTACACTCTCCATTAAACATCTTATAAGACTTAAAGTCTCACTTTTGTCTAGTTGAGCAACAATATCTTCTATGTTATCAGATGTAATTTCAATAAAATCTATATGTACTATATCTTTTAATCCTATAGTTTTATCAACGTCTTTCATTGCTTCAAACAATGTATCTTCATTAGACACATAAAGACTAAATAAATCTGAGGTGATATCCATATCATAACTTGTCCCACTTGTATAGCTTACTAAATACATAAACCTCTCCTTTATTTCTTTTAGTTTTAATTTATTATATAAGTATTATACATACATTATATCAGAAATACAATAGATAAAATAAAAAAAAAGAGGATAAATTTAATTATCCCCTTTAATAGTATTAATCACTCTCGTGATTATCTACATGTACGTATCTATCTTTAATTTCTTCTGTTCTTCCTTGATTAAAGAAATTAGTTCCTATATACCCACAAGTCCTTCTAGCTACGTTCATTAAGTCTGTATCATTGTTGCCACAATTAGGGCATCTCCAACCTAATGTACCGTTGTCTTTCTCTATGATTTCTATTTCTCCATCATATCCACATTTACAGCAATAATCACTCTTTGTATTTAATTCCGCATACATAATATTATCATATATATGCTCCATTATTTGTAATACTACTTCTAAGTTCTTACTTAAGTCTGCACACTCTACATAACTAATGCACCCACCGGGACTTAAACTTTGATATTTAGCTTCTACATCTAATTTCTCAAATGGATCTATTTCTTCTCTTACAAAGGTATGATAAGAGTTAGTAATATAATCCCTATCTGTAATTCCCTCTATAATACCAAATCTATTCTTTAAGCATTTTGCAAATTTATAAGTAGTTGATTCTATAGGAGTACCGTAAACTGAATAGTCAATATCTTCTTCAGCTTTCCATTTATTACATGCATCATTAAGTCTTTGCATTACCGCTTTACCGAACTTAAATCCCTCTTCGTCATGTATATGACTTAAGCCTGTCATGTATTTTACACATTCATATAACCCAGCGTAACCTAGGCTTATGGTACTATATCCATGGTGTAGTAATTCATGTATGGTATCATCTTTATCTAGTCTAGCTAATGCTCCATGTTGCCATAAGATAGGTGCATTTTTAGCCTTGACATGACTTAATCTTTCATGTCTTAACTGTAATGCCTTATGGCATAATTCTAATCTTTCATCTAATATACTCCAAAATGTTTCTAAATCTTTATTGCTTGATAAAGCTACATCTGGTAGTGAAATTGTTACTACCCCCTGGTTAAATCTCCCGTAATATTTATGTTTATCTTTATTATATGTCTTACTTCCTGATATATTACCATACTTACCTGTATCAGTAAACCTATCAGGTGTTAGGAATGATCTACATCCCATAGCAGGGTAACAATCACCTTTTTCTCTTAACATTATTTTCTCTGATATATAATCAGGTACCATTCTTTTAGCTGTGCATTTAGCCGCTAATTCTGTTAAGTAATAGTATTTACTTCCTTTTCTAACATTATCTTCTTCTAATACATATATTAATTTAGGAAAAGCCATACTAATATAAGCACCTTGCTCATTCTTCATTCCTAATATTCTTTGCTCTAGGAATTTCTCTATTAATAATGCTAGTTCTTCCTTATATTCTTCTGTCTCATTTAAGTACATGAATACTGTTAGGAATGGGGATTGTCCATTCGTATTACTTATGGAATTTAATTGGTAGTTAAATGTTTGTACACTATCAATAACTTCTTTTTCAAGATCTTCTTTGGCAAATTTCTCTACTTGCTCCTCAGTTAATCCCCTTTTCTCATATTTCTCCTTATATAAATTATAACTATCTCTTACAAATGGTGCTAAATGAGTTAAAGTTATACTCGCACCCCCATATGAACAGCTGGTTACCGCGGCACAAATCTGTGTTGCTACGGTTGCGGCGGTAATTAGCCTATGTGGTTTTTCTATAAGTACTTCATTCATAACTGTACCATGTTGCAACATGTCCTCTAAATTTAGAAGTTCGCAGTTATGGAGTGCTGATTGACCATAATAGTCCATATCCGTATTGCTCATATATTTCTATATGTACTGACTATATCATCATCCTATATTGTTTTACCCTTTATAGGATGCTAGGCACTTCAATAAATATTATTTCAAATACTTATTTACTCTACTTGGTTATTCAGCTAGATTTTTCTTCTAGCTTATCCTTTCGATAGTCGATTAACATTCTTTGTATCTTCAATCTTGAACTGATAACTATATAATTCTTCTAATATGTCATCGTGTTTGGTGATAGGTTTATTTTGTAAAAGGTTTCTAATAATATAGTGTGCTGTCGCCCATGTTAAATTAAAATGATTAGCAACGTCTGAAATTAACCATTGTTTTCCATATTTATCAAATATACGATATCTAAATTTAGGATTCTTCTCACCAACGTTAGATTTATGATATTTTAATCCTTTAGATATATTTTGAGAGGTTTTACGCCTAAACTCTGTGTCATTCCATCTGTCATGATTAGATTTTGATACATTATTTAGCCCTGTATCTCTTGCATGTTTATTATTCTCATATGCATTGCACCACTCAAGATTTGAAACATGATTATTTAATTTATTTCCGTCCTTATGATTAATCATAAGTCTCTTATAATTGGGATTAGGAATAAATAAATAAGCTACAAGTCTGTGTACTTTCCATTTTTTATTATCTAGCACCACATGTGCATATCCCTTTTTACTAATATCATGTTTTAGAAATTTATTTGTCTTGTATGAATATACTCTCCCATCCTCATACACTTCATATTTTGAAAATCTTTTACATCTCATTAATATCACCTTTAAATTTTAATACAAAGCTTTGCACAGGATTACCTACATCTTACTTTGTTTAGGCTTCCCTGTTAGCCTTATTATTAAATTATCATTTCCTATAATTTACACATTCGTTAATAAGACACCATTATTATTTAATGTTCACCTAGTTTTTCATTAACATATTACTATGTTATGCCACAATATTCTCATGGAAATGGATGATACCCTCATCATGTGCTTGTACTATGTCTGGTGTTAGTAAATATCTCCTGCTAATATCCGTACTCAGTATCCCTGCTAAGTAATCTCTTTGTGTACTTACTAAATCAGCATTCTTATTACTGTTCTCATTATTCCAATAATCAGACTTTCCACCTATTAATTCTTCTACTTGTTTATCTATTGTATTGGTCTTTCTCTGAAATTCCCTTATTGACCTAAAACTTTCATATGCCTTTGCTGTTAGTTTCTGTTTCTTCTTTATTAGTTTACTAAAGACTAAATCTTCTATATCTTCTATAGGTATTTCGGACTCTAATACTGATTGTTCTTCTATATATTGCTCTTCTATTTCATTTGCTATTTCTTCAGCTATCTTCTCCTTTACTATCCCTGATCCTTTTTTCATTGCTAGTAAAATTGCATTTTCTATTTTGCTTTTATCAAATTCTACTAGACTTCCGTTCCTTTTTCTTACTTCCAATAATACCTCTTTTCCTGTATAAAGTTAAAAATAAACACTACCTAATTATTTTTAAGTAGTGCTAATTATTAATTTATACATATTTTAATTTTATATTTTTATAGAGTAAATGTACTCCACAAATTACATTATTGTATATTTCAGTATAAGTCCTATTAAAGGAGATGCTATTACAAATAGAGCTGTGTTTCCTAAGGCTAGAGTTAACACTAGCTTCTTAGTAACCTTTTCTCCTTCTTTTTCTTTATTCTCTATTTCTATTATTGTTACTAGAAATGTTGCCACTATGGCAAACACTAATATTACTACTAGGCTAGTCATGTTATTCTCCTTACTTGCTGTTTAGTTAAACAAAAATCCATGTCTTGTTAATGCCATCAATATGAAAAACACAATTGCCATGCTTTCTAATGTCATCACATATAGTGTTGAGATAAATAACTCATGTTTATCTATGTATTTCTTAATGTAGAGTACAGTTGCTACTATTACTGCTCCTGTAAATGAGAATAAAAGTGTTAATACTGCAAATATTTCTGCTATAAATGTTGATGTCAAATTAGCACCTCTTATTATCCATTAAATTTCATATAGTCAACATTGCCCTCATAGTAACCTATTTGAAAGCATTTATACAAATAGTACTCAAGATCTTCTGTAGTTAATTCTTGATTATACTCTTCTTTAGTTACGTCTGCTAATATCCTACCGCCAAAACACTTTATTATAAGTTTATCTTTGTCATGAATAAGCTGATAATGTTCAACAGTAAAATCAATTATCTTACTATTTACTACTAAGTCTTTTAAGGTCATGATTATCTCTGCCAGTCCTGTGGGATTAGTCCTGCTAGAGTATTTCCTCTAGTGACAATCATTCCATTTTCATCTGTAGTGACGTCATCTCTCTTTCTGTAATAGCCTACTATTCTTCCATAGAAGTCTCTTGCTACCTGTCTGTCACCCTCATCTCTGATTGTTCCCAGTACCTGTCCTAATCTGTTCTTGATTGTCTGTTCCATTGTTTTACTCCTTTATTTTTATATATCTATAATATACTAAATATATTATTGAGTCAAGTAATTAGTGAATTTTTTTTTACTATATCTTGTGTTCTGTATATATTATTTACAACACTATTTTGTGTTTGTTATGTGTAGTATCTTTCTATACTCATATAATATACTACTTACCTTATTAATGCAAGTAAAATTTAAAAATAAATAAAAAAAAAATATCCCCCACAATTAAGTGAGGGATATAAATAAAAAATAAAGGAGGTGTTATATGTAAACAGAATATTACTTAATAATTATATAAGCACTATTCTTGTTGACAACTTGTGTTACTGTTCCTAATATTCTATCTGGATATTCTCTTATCTCTTCTCTTGTCATTTTTCCTGCGTAGCCATCTTTATCTGCACATACACAGTCACCTAACTCTACCTCTTCATTAGTCTTTACTAAGACTTTTCCACTAATACCTACTTCACAGTTTCCTGTACCTAGTATAAAGCCATAAGTATTAGATAATACATAAGGTAAAGGTTGTAATCTTCTAGTACTATATTCTACATTACCTTTTCCATCTTCACAGACTACTTTTCCATACTCTAAATCACTATTATCTTCTATAGTTCTGTACTCTGCATAGTCATTCCAACTAGCACCTCTCATTACTGCATTACCATTAATGTAGATGCCTTGGTCTCCTAATTCAAATTTAACTACATCTTCTGTGCCTTCAGGTTGACATAATATATGATATTTCTTATCTATGTTTGTAGGATCTACTGTAGTAATAGAAGTAGAATTAATCTTTGTTGCAGGTATTGGTTCTCCTGCTTCATTTGTTATTGTATTATTTTCTTTATCATAGAAAGCTAGACTATCCGCAGTCTCCTTACTATTAAATGCCTTAAAGACTGCACATTCCTCTATAGCTCTTTCCGTACTAGGTTTATTATCTGTACCTACATATAAATATGCTTTATATGGTCTTACTGTGTCTTTTTCTGTATTGTCTACAAATACACTTTCCCCAAACTCTAATTTAGTTTCTAAACTTGTTAGTGTATTTTCATTTGGTTGTGTTTGTTCTTTTTTACCTGGAAGCTTTAATATACTTCTTTGTAATCTTATTTTTGTATTACTCACTATTTTATTTTTCCTTATAAATAAAAAAAATAGTTTGGAAGAGGACTTATTTAATATCCTCTTCCTTCATTAATTTTACTTTTCCTGATACTACTGCTTCTGTAAAGTTAAGTCTATCAGAAATAACTTTTAATTCTTCATTATTCTCTATATCTTCTTTTACATCTTTTAACATAATATCTAATGAGTCTAAGTACATATTTACTATTTCTAGTCTTTCTTCGTCTGTAGCCTCATCAAAGTCCTTATCTATTTCTAATCCCATATCATCAAGAGTTATTCCCTCTAAGTGATCTATTTCATGTTGTAATACATTACTTGCTAGTCCCTTAAACTCTTGTATCTTTACTTCTCCATTAGGTCTTTGATAGTAAATATTAATTACATTGTTTCTAGGAATTATGTATTCCTTATCTGGAATACTGCTACATACTTCCCTTGAGAGATGTATTCCCTCTCTTAATGATACTACAGGATTTATATATGTCTTAATTTCATTATCTGAATAGTCTACACAGAATATTCTTTTATTATATCCTACTGCGGGTGCCGATAAACTAGTTAGGTTATTTTTCCTCATTGTTCTTTTTATCTTTGAGACTATTTCTCTTACTAGTTTATTTTCGTTCTGTGTGTCTATTTCTTCTGCTCTTCCTAGTTCTACTAGTTCCTCTAAATTATTAATTTTATATTCCATTTACTTATTTACACCTTATTAATGAATCACGATATTATAGTATTCTGGTTCTTCAAATTTAGCTATTAGCTCTACCTTGTGTTCGTTATTCTCATATACCACATGTGCTTCCTCTTCTGTCATAAATGAACTAGCACTTACTCTATCTAAATAAATAGAGTTCTCTAATTTATTATATAACCTTGAGAAGTCATCATAGTTATTTATTTCTTCTTCTTTTAATTCGTTTATGAACTCTTCCATTTAAATCCGAAGTCACTCCTTTTTACTTTACATACTGGTTCATCATTTAACCAAAATACAATTCCCTCTATCTCATGTTTTTCTAAATAGTCTTTAACTCCCTCAAAGGTTCTTTCTAGATCTAATATTTTACTTTCTCCATGCTTTATTAATGTATCATAGAATAGGTTATAGGGATTAGCATTGAAGTGTTTTCCTACTGCCTCATATGTTCCGTCTAATAACTCGTCCTCTATCTTCAATGCATTATCTAAGGCATTAATTAACCATTTGTCTGATGGGTTATCTTCTCTTACTCTTACCCAACAAGGTAAGTGTCCTGTTACTTCATCTGCTTTTTCTTGACACTTAATTGCTCCTATTGGTATTGGCTTTCCTTTTTTAGCATCATATCTCTTATAGAATTTACCATTAATTATTGCACAACATGATCCGTCAAATTTAATTGTTGGTGTCCCCTCTGCTAATGCTTGTTTGCATATATCATTAGTAAATCCATTTGATATAGACACTTTATTTCCGTTTGTATCAAATTCTCTTTTATATAGAGTAGGTATCTTTTTCATTATTTGATACCCCCTAGCTTATCAAGAATTGCTTTATTCTCTTTCATTACTCCTGATAGTCTATTATCTTCTGATATTTTCTCTAGTCTCTTTTGTTCTGCTTTATTATATCTTTGTGCTTTTTTCTCTTTATTAGGCTGATTTAGTAAGAATACTATATATGATATTCTATCATAGTTTGCCTTTACTTGTTCTGCCATTTTCTTTATGTTTTCTATGTTATTAAGTTGAGCCTGTGCCGTATCTTCTGTTACCTGTATTTCTAATGCTTCTAATGTTTCTTTCAGCTCTTTATACTGCTCAAACATCTTATTATGATATTCTATTACATGCTTAACACTCATTCTTTATTTCCCTTTATTATATAGTCCACTTCTCAATGTATTCTGATTTATCTTTAGTTAGATATACTCCCATATGCTTCTTGAAATCTGTTCTAAATGTGCGTAATTCATCTTCTGTTAATTCTATTGTATGTTCTAAATTTATATAGCCTTGATTTCTCTCTTCATAATTATCTGTAATGATTAAATCAATAGCTACTGTATTATCATCTAACATATGTACAAAGAATACTTGAGGTCCTTCTGCCTTATTAGCTTCATCTTCGTGAAAATGTAAGCCTTTTAGATATAACTTATGCAGAAGTGACTTTGGTTTAATTTTACGTGTTGCTCTAATTATTACTTTATGTCTTAATTTAGTCATCATTATTTACCTGTACTTCCTAACCCACCTGTGCGTTCTTCATTTACATTATCATTGCTTACAATTAAATTGGGTACAATTAAACCTTGTACTACCCTATCTCCCTGTTCAAATACTACATCTTTCCTAGCTACTTCTGAAAAAGAGATTAGGATATGTCCTTCATTGTCTGCTTTATAATAATCCTTATCTATTACTCCACACGTATTAGTTAGCATTAATCCTTTTTTAAAGCCTACGCTTGATCTTGGAAAAAGTAACATTACATAATTCATGTCTAGTTTATCTGCTACTAATCTTATTCCTGTAGGTAGTAATTGATTCATCCTGTACTTCATAACTAAAGAATAAGGTATATAAAAGTCATATCCTGCTGATTCAGATGTTCCTCGTTTAGGTAGTTCTATGTTCTCATACTCTTCTTCTATATCCTGTATAGATAGTAACTTATTCATCCTTAGTCTTGAGTTTTTATATTCTGCAAAGCTTACTTTTTCAAAATGCATTATTCGTCTACCCCTACAGCCTCTCTAACTAATTCTTCATACAATGCTTTCTTTGTTGGAAGTGGTCTTAACTCACCATTTACACTGTAAGAACAGCTAATATCTAGGTCTGTGCCAAACTCTGAATCATAAATCCACCAATTAATAAAATCAGAATCGTCATGCATTGCTTCTGATAGTACTTTTACTAAAGTAGATTCTATGTTCATCCAATCATCTCTAAATTCAATACCTGCTTTATAGGCAGCCTCTTCTTTTTCATGTTGTTCTTTGATAGTATCTAAAGCCTTACAAAATGTCTTATAACTTAACATATAACACCTCTTTTATTTTATTTACTTTGCTCAGAAAAGGTGCAAGCATTCAGCTTAGACCGTGAATGAGCACTCTTACCCTTGATTTTTAAATTATACTTGAAATGATTTTTTGACTTGCACATAAAACTGAACTCCTTGCTTGTAACCGTTTCATGTTTGATAGTTTAGGTGTTTTCCACCCTTTAGGTTGACTGCTAAAATCTATCTTGTTATTGAATATGTTCATAAGCACTCCAAAGCCAGATGATAGTCTACCTTTAATAAAGTACTCTCCCCCAAGATATTTGACTTTATCAAATTTTCTAAAACCTTGTATTTTACCAACTGGAATTTTTTGTTCTCCACGGATACCCTTTGTTAGTTGATAATCTCCTTTTGCTACTCTTTTCTTGTAGAAGATTGTATCATTAGATACAAATAGTTCACCTCCCGAAGCTATTACACAAGCATCTATAAAATGTTCTTTTGGTAGATTTAAATTATTTCTATTCTCTTTTGTTACAAACCCAAAAGTCTCTATTGCATCAAGGTACTTCTTTAACAGTTGACTTCTAATTATACTCATGTGAGTAGTATGCTTAATTTTTAGTTTCTTAGGCTTCTTTGTAATAACGATATTTTCATTGTGAACTTTTGCATGACAATCTTCACAGAGAGCGATTAAATTGCTTTCATCATCTGCTCCACCTTGACTTCTAAAAATGATATGATGAACTTCCAATCTAGTATGCTTCTTACCACAGCATTGACAAGTGTAGTTGTCTCTGTGTAAAATAGCTTCTCGTCTAGAAGCAAAACCGTAATCAAAACCTTTTTGATAACCCCAATGCCTAACTTTCTCACTAATGAGTGCTGGATTTTTCATCAAGGCTGTATCAAACTGACTGACCTCAAGTACAACCTTTGAAAAGAGACTCAATGCTATCCTCTCAACTTAAATTGCAAACTCAGAGCAACAGTCTAAGGCGACAACTGAAGGTGAGTAACCTTATGATTCTCTAAACTATCGTAGTTCTCATTTCTGAGACTTAGTCTTGTGAAGCAACGGGTGACCTAAGTCAAGGAGATGATCAGTATTCACCCTAGCTTAGCTTCACTTTATACATAACTTCTGTTGCATTATCCTTAGTTGCTATTAATAGCATCTGTGATGGAATGCACGCTTTTCTCAACTTATGAGCATAATCATCCTCACCTATTAGACTTCCATTACAGATAAACTCTGTATTATTATCCTCGTCCATACTTACGTGATGCATATGTGCGGAAATAATTAAGTCAATAGGTTTTCTTTGATATAATGTCATGTTAGATATAATACTTTTCTGTGAGTCTAAATCTCCATGTACTGCTACTATATAATGATTAAATACATTAATTGTTGCAATGTCATCTCCAAAAGTATTTTCTATATATCTAAAATTAGTATTGTTCTCTAGTCTTGTTACTATATGCCAATCAATTATCCTAGAAAATGTTTCTAATTGTAGAGAATTTTTCTTATTTGGCTCTATTCTTGAATGATTATCTGTTACTGAATAATAATCTACATAAACATATTTTGATAAATTTTGTATAAATTCAACAATCAATTCTGCTACTTCTTGTGTTTGTGTAACAGTATCTATTCTTGTTGATACTCTTAGCTGTAGATGTATCCTACCACTAATCATATCTCCCAGATTGATTAATGTAACTTTTGATAATTTTTCTTTCTTAATTATCTTAATAGCTTCTTCCAATAACTGCTGTACTCTTTGTTTAGCTATTTCTAAATTATATTTATTATAAGGTGTGTCTGTATCAATTCCATAGTGCCAATCACCTATACATAGAATACCCTCTCTGTCCTCATTAATAGATATATTATTTGAAGGTGTAGATAGTTCACCTTTTCCTTGTGCTATAATTTTAGCTGACTCTGTAGCAATTACTTTCAAGCTATCTAATCTATTACTAATTCTAGTACAAGCATTCATCTCTGTCAATGTATCTTTTCCTAATGCCTTATATACTTTATCTGATACATTTGAACTAAATTCTATATTCTCTTCACACTCTGTTTCTATGTTATTATATCTACCTTTTCTAAAGTAGGTTTCTGATCTATCAAACCCAGTGTGCTTAGCTACAATGTTTGCAATATCCTGCCAGGTAAGATTCTTTTCCTCTTTGCAACTTATTAGTTGCTTAATATATAACACCAACTCATTATTGCTCATTTATGACTTCTACCTCATCCTCACTTAATTCGGTAACACTTTCACTATTATTCTGTGATTGTTTAATAATAGTATTTACTGCATTAACAATCTTTGACCTTGATTCTTTATTAAATTTAGGTGCTTCATCCTGCACATTAATATTATTGATTTGTATTTGTGGCATATTTGAGATATTAGTTGTTGATTTATCAAGTGTTTTCTGAATAGTGTCATGATACATAATAATCTCTTTTGTACTTAATCTCTCTGCCTCATGTGTTACTCTATCAAGCATTTGATCTACTACTCTGTCCTGTGCTTCACTCAACTTAACACTTCTAACAATATCTCTTTTCCTTAAATTAACATTAAATAAATCTACAATGTCTTGTATCTTATCAGGGTCATTCTCATTCATTAAAAGTGTTTCTAACTCATTTAGTGGGGTAGTCACTTTTAAATCATTCATCTTACAGTAACTCCTTATATGCTTTTAGTATCTTCCCCTCAAGATTAGTCTCAGCCGCCTTTACTAGTGGATTTTTACCTGTCTCCAACATATCTATAATAGACTTATTAAGGCTCTCACTAGGTGTGAAACTATACTTAAGTTCATTATTCTGTACTAATATTGATATAATTCCAAGTCCAATATCAACTTGTAATACATCGTTTTTCTTGTCATTCATCATTGTATCAACATAATCACATAAAACTTGTTCTGCAACACCTAATACCTTGTTGTACCATTGTTTTGTTACGTTCGTTAATGTTGATAAATCATTTACTAAATGTTCCATCTATAATTTTCTAATAACCTTTTTCGCATCTGTATTACTTATTAGATTAACACTTTTAGAGAGTTCTTCATAATATGCATTTAATGACTTATCAAGTCTGTCTGTTATACATTGTCTATAATATTGCTCTCTATCTATGTTTTTATCTTTATTAAGTTCTTCCTTTATTTTTATTAATTTATCAGTAAACATTATCTTGCTTTAAACTCATAATCAGCTAACACTTCTTGTACTTTAGCTAGTTTGTTTCTTAACTTATAAGTCTTTCCTTGTTCTACGCCCAGCTTATTTATAGCCTCCTCAATTGTATTGTGTTCAATATTAACTAATTGATATAGTATTAATGTATCAATAACATCTTCTAATTCATCAAGTGTTGGTACTTTTATATTTAAACCACCAAAATACCTACAAAAAGATAATAAGTTTTTCTTATCTAGTACATATGCTAATTCACTTAATGTGCTATATTCCTCAATATCATTAAATTTATAAAGTACAAATAATAGTAGTGAGAATATATCCGCTGTGTGTAATTTATCCAATTCTTTTTTTATGCTCATATATCAGCACCACCTATCAACGGATCTTTTGAATTTAACTCACTAAATACCGTAGCTTCTAATAAATCATTATTTACATCATAGCTATACCCATACATTTCTTTACAATCATTTTCTATAATAGCATATATTTCTCTAACTAACACAGTAACTAAATCTTTATACTTCTTTGGTACGTGATATAGTTTAATACAATTGTCTCTATTCTCTTTCATAATTGTACATAACTTAATAAACTGTCTTTCTGGGTCTGAAAACAATGTTGTAACATCTACTTGCTGTTTATGGGTCAGGGTAACACTATTTGTTATCGATATTAAACAACTTATGTAGATATTCTTCATTAACTTCTTATCCCTTATAAAAGGACAAGTTGTATACAGGAAATGCTTAATCGTTTTAGAGATTGAATCAAAATACAATCTTAAGTACACTTCATTGTCATTATGTATTTGTGACTTTGTTACTCCTGCAAGTGTATTACTTAAATCAGGATTAATCTCAAGTGTGTGATCTGAAATAGTATTTCCATAGTTCTCTTGTTCAAATTGTACCTTATACCCATATATCACATTCTTTATATATGGTAAGATGTACTGAACTTGTTGTAACTTACCTGCTTTTACTTTAGGATTGCATACTAACCTCACTAATAGCTGATTAGCTAGATAAGTTGAAAAATCCTCATAGTATTTTTTCTGATTAAAGTATTTAGCTTTATGTGACAACATCCACACGAGATGCCATAAATATATGTGCATTGTCAATATTTCTTTTTCTGTCAATGAATCAACATCTTTTGTTTTCTCATCGATCCATTTACACATGTCTACATATCTTACATTAGGTTTCTTATATAACATTATTTGTTCTTAGTGCATAATTCTACTGAATGAATCACTCTCCTTTACGATTAAAATTTCATCATCAATAGGAATTTCAAAGTCTGTATGATGCGAAATAATATAAATTGCTTCCACATCTGTCACCTTCGTTGTAATTAGATTTAATAATTGACTGGCTCCTACAATGTCTAATGAATCTGTTATTTCATCTAACACTAATATGTTTGAGCTAAAGTCTAAGTAAGTTCTTAACATATCTCTTATTGCAAGCTGAATTATTACGTCTACTTTCTGTTTTTCACCACCAGATAGTGTTTCATATTCCTTACCTGCATATTTAATCGATATATTATTCTTATCTTGACTAATTACTAGCTCTGTAGTATTAAATACTACTTGTGAATATTCTTGACACTTATTATTGAGATATTCTATTACATTTGATAATAAGAAAGTTCTAAAATCTCTCTTGACTAGACTTTCCATCTTATTTATTACTGCTAGATGTTCCTGCTTGTTAATAAGTTCTACATCAAGTCTTTGATATTCCTCTTTACTGTTATTTACACTTACCTTTAAATTGTCTAACTCTTTTTTTAGTGAATTTAGCTTATTCTCATAGTTATCTATCTCTAATTTAATAGTATTAACTGAAATTTCAAGATCTTGCACTTCTCTTTCAATACTTTTTAGTGTATTTCTTTTATTTACTAGACTAAATTTAGCTTTATTTAATAATTCCTCATGTTCTTTTACTTCAATAGACAGTTGCTCCTTGAAGTTATTAATCAGTTCGTGTTTTTCTTCATTGATTCTATCTAATTCTGCTCTTTTAACATCAAATATATGGGTAAGTTCACCTATCTCCTGCTCTAGTGAAGTAGTGTCTACTACATGTACATCAGGTAGTTTCTGCCCACATGTAGGACAAGTGTCTTTAATATTTTTTAGCTTCTCTAGTTCCTGCTCTTTGACTTTTATCTCTGAATTTAACTCATTAACTTCATTAAGAAGTTCATCCGTATTGGTTAGCTTACTTTTAAACTCATCTACCTTATCTAAATTGTTTGAGAGTAGTTCAGAGTGGTTATATTCTATTTGACCAACTTCATCCTCTTCTTCTGTTAGCTTTTCGGAAAGTCTATCTCTTTCTAATTTCTTTTGTCCTAGATTATACTGTTCTTCCTCTAGTTTTATCTCTTTGTCTTTGATATTCTCTGCAAGCAGGTTGTTAATATCCTCTTCGGTTTTCTCTATTGACTGATTATTTAGATTGAGTTCAGTTTCAAGCTTCAGCTTGTTATCTTCAATATTCCTAATTTCAGTATTTAGATATGTCTTTCTTCTTGCTATCCTATCCTTTATTTCTGCAATCATGAAATCACTATTACTTAATTTCTCTAGTGTTTCTTTTCTTCCTGCTGGTGTATTTGCAGTAAATCTTTGCGGTAGTCCTTGCCCTAATATAATAACACTATTAATAAGGGTGCTTGTGAGACTTGGAATATATTCAGCCAATAGCTGTTCTCCATCTCTAATACCCTTACCACTCTTATCTTCTCCATTAATATATATCTTTATATTGCTTGGGTTTTTAGTTCTTACTACCTTATACTTAGTATCATTTATATTAAAGTCTACTTCAACTGATGTTGTTTCATTAAGATAGATATTACTAACATCTTTTATTCCTGATGTTGTTTGTCCTGTTAAACACCATGCTATTGCATTAAATAATGAACTCTTACCACAACCATTAGATAATGAATTATCTGTAGGATTTTTATTTTCTCCATTTACTAAGATGAATCCATTTCTATCCAGTCTTAACTCTGCTTCTTTATAGGATAGAAAGTTATTGAGTTTAACACAATTAAATTTTATACTATTCATTATCTCAACACCTCATTTATTTCTGTTGTTATAATATCATTACTGCCTAACTCTGTGGTGATAAAGTCATTAAACTTCTGAAGATAATCTAAAGTAAATATCTCCTTATTTGATGTTTCTGTCTCTTCTTTAGTATCTGGTGTAACAATAATTCTTGATGTTATAACATTACTATTGTTATCAAGGAATTCTTTCATCCTTGAGTATTCAGACTCTTTGCAAGAAGCCATTACAACAGCATTATTTTTCAACTTAACATCTGTATTATTAATCTTATAAAAATTTAATGCATGTGGATTCTCAAAGGTCTCAATGATATTAGTTACAGTATCTACTGTCATTATTTCATGTGAATATTTTTCTGCATCTTCTGAAAAGTTTTGCCCGGTTAAATTTCCTAAATTAATAACATTATGTGCAACTTCCATTCCATTGTGCAGATGTCCATTAATAAACAGTCTACAACTCTTTTGTATTGCCTCTATTGAAAATCCTTGTGTAGATTTAAATTTACCCATCTGTATATCTTTCAGATCATTGTGGCTAAATATAATATCCGCTTTTTCTAAATAGCTGTCATAGTCTGTATTATCATTTAAGATATATGGGATAAATAGCATATTTTCTACTCTTGTAATCTTTTCTATAACTTCAAAATTATTTAAATTAAATAAGTGGCTACTACTAATAGAAAGATCATTGATACCCATTTCATGATTGCCAACTAACAAAACATGAGGTGCCTTATAAAAGTTTAATTCATTTAGTGCCGTTATCTCTTCAGCATCTAATGAGCTTTTATCAAAGAAGTCACCTAAATAGACTATTAAATCAACATGCTCTTCCTTTAGTTTTTGCTCTGCCCAATTAATACTCTCAATACAATTTTCAAGTCTCTTTGAGTATTTGCTTCCTCGTAATCTCATTATAGATGAATATTTGCTCCAATGAACATCACCTATTACTCCTATTTTCATATAAACCTCTCTTTATTAAAAATCGCCCAAAATTTGAGTTTTAAGGCGATTTATTTTATTATGTATACTTTGGATATCTAATCAGTATTTTCTCTCTACCTAGGTCAACCTGGCTTGTCCTGGACTATCTGCTACGCAGTAGAGCCTCCACATCCTCGATAAGCTCTGCTTTTTTCTTATTAATATCTAAATCTGCATTGAAATGTTCTTTAGCATAATCAACAATATCCTGCTTTTTCATATTAACCATACAAATAACAGGCTTTCTTGAACTAATGTGTAGATATGTTCCCTCGGAATTCCTAGATAGAACATCACATCTAATTTTATCCCCCTCGTCACTCTCTAACTCAATATCTGGTGTATCCCAGAATCTACCCTTAATAAAAACTATATCTCTAACATTAACTTCATAAGTCATGTTATCAAATGTTAATCTATTGCTCATATCTTTCACCTTTTTTTTTCTAAATATTTATTATTTTAGTTATTATATACTCATTTAGATATTTAGTATCAAGTTCTCCGTTCTTTATCCTTTTATCTATATCTAATAACCACTTATATATTTTAACTAATTCTTCTCTGTTATAATATCCACTATTATATTTCTTTAATACCCAAAATTGTTTGTCTGATACCCCCACTGACTCTGCTGTGGGGTTTATTGCTAACTGTATGTCTATTAACTGTCTAAAGTTCTTTGTCATTAATGTTAATAAACCAAAAGGCTCAACATCTATGTGTTCTATCTCTATTAAAATATCTGATACTTTTTTCTTATCTCTCTTTACTAATGCTGTAGTTAAGTCAAATATCATATAGTTAGCAACATCTGTGTATAGCTGATCTTTTATGTATTTATATGTTCCTGTTATCAATATTTTATCAAGTTCTAAATCAAGTCTAAATGGATTATCTTTACAGCACTTTAATAGTTCTTTAACCTCACTATCTTTCAACCCAAAACACTTTGATTTTATATAGTCCTCTAGTTGCCATTCTTCTAATTTAGGTAATTCAATACTGTCTGTTTTAGATTTATTTTTCTTGCATTTTACCCAAACTCTATTGTGAGAAGCAGGCTCTTTTATAAAGGTATCGGTCTCCAATAAATATAAAACATTGCTTGAAAATGCAAACATATTTGAAGATGATATTTCGTCTATACTCTCAATATATTTTATGTCTAAACTATTATCTGTTACATACTTATGTAAGTACTGTTTAAAGATAAAGTCACCATCACCTGTGAATATTAATAAATTCTCCTTTAAAGTATTATTCTCTATGTGTGCTTTTAATTCTTGTAAGTTCATCTTTCACTTCCATTAAGTACTTATCTATTATATTTATTTTATTCACATTGTAAACATTCTCTATTTCTGTAATTATCTTATTAGTAAATAAATATAACTCTAAATAACATGAATCTTCTTTAGAAATCCTATATAATTCTTGCTTACATGCGTTTAGGAATAAACTAAAATCGTACTTACCCTCACCTAATTGTTTATCTATAGATAATATATTACTATATGTGGCATGGTTACCTTTAGAGAAAAGCTGTTCAATTATACTGTGTAATTTCTCAAAATAACCAGTGTCTGTATTTCTTAACTCTATCCTTAATTTAGGAGTATTGAGAATTTGAGCTAACCACTTATCCTCTACCTTAACTATTGTATCTAATTCCTCTAATGTATAGTTAGTAAATTCCCAAAGAATACATCTATTTATGATTGTCTGTAATACTGTATTTTTGGAGTTTACTAAAATAAATATCTTACAATTAGTAGGTGGTTCTTCAATAAACTTCAATAACCTATTCTGCTTCTTCTCTATATTTGATACTGGTTTTGAAAAGTCAATTAAGTAAATACACTCATCTACTTTATCATAACATTCTAGTATATCTTCTATCTCTAAAAGACTAACTGTTGTTATTCCGTACTTACCGTATTGTTTAAGGCAACTATTCATAAATGTATGCTTTCCTATACCCTCTTCACCTATAATTAAATTAGATACAGGAAAGTCTTTCCATGTTTTATATCTATTTAGTTTATTTATTAAATGATTCTGCATTATATCTTCCTACTAATCGATATTAACGTTACTTGTACTGTACTTGATAGATCAGTATCTTGCTTTATTGCATTTTTTATCTCTAGTAATGATTCAACTACATCTAATAATATCTTATTGTTACCCTCAAAACTTACCGCATATTTAACCTTATCTTCTAAATAGGATGGTATTTTAGTTGCTCTTATCTCATTATTAATAATGTATTTATTTAAGTCAAGTACAAAAGATATGAATCCGTCAATAAACACTTTAAAATCAGTACCATTGTCGGATAGTTCATCAGTAATACTTAATATCTTTTCAATGCTCTTGTCAACTATTGAATTGATTAAGTTGAAATATACATCATATGAGAATAACCCAAGAGATTCTGCACACGTTTTTTCTGATACGGTATTATCCTCACTGACACATGTTTCTAGCATACTAATAGCAGTTCTCATGCCACCGTTACTTACTCTTGAGATATATGCACAAACTTTATCAATCTCACCTGTTATATGTTCCTGTCCGCATATATACTTAAGTCTTTCTTCAATAAGATTAGTTGGTATTTTATTAAAGTTTAACCTCATACATCTATTCTTAATAGTATCAGGAATCTTCTGTGGATCAGTTGTGCAAAATATGAATATAGTATATTTAGGTGGTTCTTCAATAGTCTTTAAAAGGGCGTTCCAACCTTGCGTAGTGGTCATATGTGCCTCGTCCAAGACAAGGATTTTATATTTACTATTGATTGACCGTTCGTTCGCCATATTGATAATGTTTCTCACATTA